CCGTTTGGATTGCAAAGGGATTTTAAGATGTTAGAGCAAGATGGTGAAGAAAAAGGATTCTCTGATAACTGGGAGTCCTTTGATGATTATATTTTATGGTATGCAGATATCATAAACAAGGCATGGGACAAATTGAATAAGGATGGGTGGATTTATCTGCACAACAACTTCATTGGTAACGCACTTGTTTTATCTCATGTAGATCGAAAAGTGCGTGATGCCTTTTATACAAACATTTCATGGAAACGTTCTGGTCCAAAGAATAACATCAAGAACGGATGGGGTAACATTGTAGATTCAATTATGGTTCTCCGTAAGGGTAATCCATACTTTGAAGTTGAATATACAGACCTTGACTCAAAGTATGAGAAGAATAGCTTTAAGAACCAAGATGAAAAGGGATTCTATGCTCTCGCCAAAACTACAGGAGAAAAGAGTCGCCCTGGACGAATCTTTGACTATAAAGGTTACAAACCAGAGTATGGGTGGCGAGTAAGTGAAGACATGCTCAAAGAGATGGATGAGCATAACTTACTGCACTTTGGTAAGAATACAATCTACAAAAAGATTTACCTAGAAGATAGCAAAGGCGTCCCAGTTCAAAATCTATGGGATGATGTGTATTTCATCTCTCGCAGTGAATCGAACAAGCGTAAGTATCCAACACAAAAACCACTCAAACTATTGGAGAGGATTATTAAGTCATCTTGCCCTGAAAATGGATGGGTTTTTGATCCTTTTGCTGGGTCTGGAACTACAGCAATCGCATCGCAACTTCTTGGAAGAAACTGTATCACATGCGACATCAATCCACAGTCAATACAATTAGTGACTGAAGCAATCAAAGAAACAGAAAATCCTCTCATTTCTGCAATGAATTGAACTGGGCCCCTGAAAGTGTACCAGTAGTGTAGTTCACACGGTCCGCATGACCCGCACCCGTAAGCAAACCGCAAATGTTGCTGCTGAAGTGAAAGTGCCTGAGGTTCTCATCACTCGTCAGCAATACATTCAAGACATTAAGGTTCGCTGGGAAATCCATCAGTATGAAGTCAACAAACTTCGTGAAGATGTAACCAAGTTCAGTCAAACTGTTTCTCCTTATGTGAAGCAAATGATTGACTACACGACCGAAAAGTATCAACAACTGTTCGCTCGTCGTCTGACTGCTTGATGATACACCAAGGCACCATCACTAGGTGCCTTTTTTATTGAAAATGTTAGTGGGCCCTGTAAAGTGTCCTAGTATTATGAAGAACACCCATCTCAATCATCCCGAAGATCAGATTCTTACAGGTGATCTATCTGTGCTGGATTGGATGTATGAATCTGATAGTTTCATCTCCACAAAAATTGATGGTGCTCCGGCTGTAGTGTTTGGAACTGACCCTGAGACTGGTAAGTTCTTCTGTGGGACAAAATCAGTTTTTAACAAGAAGAAAATCAAGGTAAATTACAGCATTGAAGACATTCTCCGTAATCACGGTAACACTCCTCGCGTTGCAGAGATTCTTATTGCCTGCTTCAACAATTTCCCCAGGATTGATAACATCATTCAAGGTGATTTCATCGGATACGGTGGAAACAGCACTTATCGCCCCAACACTATCACCTATCACTTTCCTAGTGTAGTCAAAGAAGCAATCATCTTTGCTCCTCATACGACCTATTCTGGTACAAATCTTCGTGAATGTGTTGCATCCTTTGGTGCATCAGTTCCTGAGTGTGAGAATGTGAAATGGGTGCAACCTGATGCATCTATCTGTCCTTATCGTGAGGATATTGAAGATGTGTGTAAGTTTGCAAAGCAAATGAGCACACTGTGTGAGTTCGTGAATGATAAGCAAGCAACAGAACTCAAGAAAATCATCAATTCTTACATCCGTGAGGGTAAGGAGGTTGACGAACATGAAATTGCAGAAAATTATGATGTTGATATCAACCTGCTGCGACTTCACAAACTCGTTGCATCAATCAAGACCGATTTGTTCTTCTTCATCTCTGATGACGATAGCATCTCCTGTGAGATTGATGGTAAAGAGTCTGCGCATGAAGGGTATGTAATGACGAATCGTTTTGGAACATACAAGATTGTTGACCGCACTCAATTCAGCCGTGCTAACTTTACACTTCAAAAGAACTGGTAATGATTAGTGGGCCCTTGGAAGTGTCCTAGTAGTATGAGAACCACACACCGATTCCAAAGTTTCAAAGAAGCACTCAACTTTCTGATGAGTGAGTTTCAAATGAGCAATCAGCAAGCAACTCACTTCATCTGGGACAATCAGTTCACTATGGGAACTGACCGTGCTATTTGGATTACTGAACCTACCAACTGATTATGACTACTACCATCACTGAATACGCTGCACAGAAAGATGCACAAAACACAATCTATCTTAACATTGTTAAGTATGGTCTGATGCTATGTGATGCTCTCGGTCACGATGCGCCTGATAATTACTTCTATGAACTGGATAGTTCTGGTCGTAAGTATCACAGAATCTGGATGTATATTGGAGACCGTCGTGATAGTATTCATGCTTTCATTGATAAGCAAACTGGTTCAGTATTGAAACCTGCAAGTGTAAAAGCGCCAGCTAAGGGTGAGAGGTACAACCTCCTCTCTATTCCTTCCCGTGAGAAGTGTTTTGAAAGTGCTGATGCTTTTGGTGGTTATCTGTACGCACGATGACTTACTCTAACCTTTCAAAGATTCGTCCGAAACTGAGAACATCAGGTAATGTAACAGGTAACTTCGGCCGCCCAAAATCAAAAGCAGGTTCATCACTGAATGAGATTGGAATGAGTACTAAAGAAAGCATTAAATGTGCTACACAGGATGAGTATCTGAATCGTCTTTATTCTGCATTTGATAATACTGATGATGCAAAGTTAAAAAAGTTTCTGTATCAAGAGATTCGTAAGATTCTTATCACACAAGGAAAGTGGTGAGAAATAGTGGGCCCTTGAAAGTGTCCTAGTAGTATGAACAACACTACCGACCGCAAGTTTCACAACATTTCCCTTGAAGATCGTGAAATGTTTGCTTACAACAACTATCAAGAGCGTAAGAAACAGCAACTCGCTGCAGTTGCACCTGAACTGCGTATCAAATACTGCTTCGAGTTTCTGAAAGGTTACGTCGCTGAAGGTGATACTGAGATGGCAAAGCGTTGCTATGATGGTATTGCTAAGTACAGCGAAGTTCTTGACTATTCCGAAGCACACTTCTGATTCACAATGACTGGTGGCATTATCTTCCTGATCGCTTATGCAATGGGCGCAGGACATGTTTTTCTGATTCGTTATCTCTCACGTAAAGGTATTATTTGATTATGAAATACGAAGTCACTTTATACGTTTCTGGACGTAACTTCAAGGACATTGTAATTGCTAATTCACCAACAGATGCAAGAGTTACAGCTGAAGCACGCAATCCTACAGCACGTGTTGTAGCAGTCAACGGAACGTTTAAGTAACTGGGCCCCCGAAACTGTACCAGTAGTAACACCACACATCAAACCATGAACTACTACAAAATCACTGAAATTGACTTTGACTTTGGCGGTGAAGATATCACTCAAGAAGAGATTGATACTATCGTCACTGAAACAAAAGGTTGTCTCTGGACTTCACCAACTGAAGAAGATCTAGCAGACATCATCTCAAACAACACTGGTTGGTGCATTAACTCTCTGTCCTATGATGTGATTGCTGCCTGATGATTGAAACTGATTTCTTTATTCTCACTCATGATCAATACCATCAATTCAATTCTGAAGCATCAGAACTTGGTTTAAGTATTGATTATTATCTCAGTGAGTTTATGGACATTGATGGACCATGGGTCATCACTGATTAAAACTGGGCCCCTGAAACTGTACCAGTAGTATAACCACTCACCACTGAAACCAAATGACCCGCCTGATTGAACGCCAAATGAATGAAGCAATCCTGAAAGAAAAGGATTGGAAAAAGGATAACACTGAAGTTATCAACTACAGCAACTGTTCTGATGTGTTTCTGTATGGTAATCTGATTGCTCGCATTGGCGAAACCTGGTTAGAGTTGTTCGATGGAGGTTATCAATCAGTAACTACAAAGTCTCGGCTAAATGCTATTCTCGCTGCTCATGGTGCAGACAATGAGTATGTGTTTCAGAAGAAAGGTCAGTGGTTTGTTAACTACGAAGGCGGACCAATCCCCTTCTTCTCCGGTATGCGCCTGAACTGAATGTTGTTTAATCTAGTTCTGTTCTCATCCATCATTGTTCGCTATCACTTTCACCACTGATGATTGAACTCCTCATTGCATCAACATTCGCTACCGCTCTGTCTTCGACTATCATCGGACAATCACTCATTGGACCTAATCTTCTTCGGACTGATTATCTCACTGACCAAAATCAAATCATCACGATTCAAGAGACAATCACAGAACTCCCAGAAGACCAACCGTGTAACCTATGACTAAGTTTCTCATTGGAACAATCACAGGTATTATACTCTCAACAGTAGGATTCCAAGGGTTAGCAAACCTAGGTAATCGTACTATCACAACCATCGAATCATTCGCTCAATCACAACAATGAACAACGATCAAAAGGATTCAATGCTTGCAAACATCCTAGAGCAAGTACAACAACAAATCGTTAATCTAGTAGAGAACGATCTAATCGAAGAGTCTTACTCTCTATACAAAGAATGGGAAGAACATTTCAACAATAATATCACTGAACTAGAAATCATTACTATCAATGATCTGACTGCTATTTGATAGTAACAAGAGGAAGGGAGTTTGCCTCATCTAAGTAAACAAAGTGACTTCTGTAAAGTAGAGATAATTCCTATTCATTTGGTGATGTGGATTATAGAGAGGGGAGTGGTGTCCTCTCTCTTTTTTATTGTCTAAAAACCTTGTTTTAATGCTTAAATGTTAGGAAATCAATAAAAAAAGGCTATTTTAAATATATCTGAGTTTTCAACAGCCTTGTGGAAAAGTGTGTGGAATATGTGGAAAAATACCCTTATGAAGTCTTATAATACCCTTTAAAGCCTCATAGACCTTGTGATCTTACGTTGCGTCAGCCTAACACATAAGTTCTCACACGTCAACCCCCACTTTCCCGGAATATCATAAAATCCCCACACAACTCCCAGAATACTCTGAGACCCCTCTAAAATCGCCTGTAAGGACACTAAATACCAACACTTGACGTATGTCTCATTATCCCTTATAATTGCCTCATACAACACATTCAAGGAGAACACTTATGTCGGTTGCCTACAGTCAAGCACAGAAGCAGCGTTATCGTATTACCCTTGACATTTCAGCATATCCTGATTTCGATCCACACAACATCAACTGGAATAAGTTATTTGAACTCGAAGGATCTGAGAACTGTGAGGCATATGTAGAAGACCTAAGTCGTCCTGATAAGTGGTGATATAAGAGCATACAATAAGACTCCTTAAGAGACTCCTATAAGGGGTCTTTTTTAATGGCTTGACATACCTTACAGATCCTTGTATAATATCTTTGTGGAGATTGATAAGTGCATTAAGAGCTTATACAATGAGCCTACCGAAGGTAATCACGAACGTAGTGAGTGATTGAATTGGGCCCCGTAAAGTGTACCGGTAGTATGACCACCACACTCACACCAATGACTAACACTCTCCAAGCAAAAGTACAGGACACCACCTATAACGGTTGGACTAACTTCCAGACTTTCAATGTTGCACTCTGGATCAACAATGATGAGGGTCTATATGATATCGCCCGTGAGACAGGTTCCTATCAGGACTTCGTTGCATATATCAGTGAGTTCATGTTGCAAACTCCTGATGGTGTAAGGTTCAATGACCCCGCTGTGAATGTGATCGAACTGAATAGCGAAGTGTTCGATTTCTGATGATTAGTGGGCCACGTAAAGTGTCCTAGTAATGTAAGCACCCAGTTCACTCCTAACTCACTCTTACTCATGTTCAAAAACGTCATCAATCAGGTCCGCACTTTTGGTTACACGATGAAGAATCCGATGCCCCGCAAAATCTTCTTCCTGTACCACTTTGCTCCCAAGCGTTATACTGAGTTCAAAGACCTGATGAATACTCTGCACGCGGATTATCGCCAAGGTCTTATCACTGAGGAGCAGATTGATAGTGCACTCCTTGCCTTCTGATTGTAGTCCTTAAGTCACACTCACTCATTCACCACTAATCAACACTCTCGTCATGAAAACCTCCACTAAGTATACCCTCAAACTCAACGATGAAGAGATGACTATGCTCCGTGATCTTGTGCGGATCGGTATGCGCTCGAAGTATTATCAGGAGTTTGTGAGTAAAGAATGTGACGACATCGATGAGGAAGATAATCAACTGAATGTGACGCTTGCTGTTACTCAATTCGTCAATCTTTGCCCACTCAGTCAAACCGAAAAAATGATGGATAAGTACATCTTCGAAGGCGTACAGTAAGGTACACAAAGAGGAATAAGATGCGCCTCTATAAAGACACTCACCGTTCACACACTCACTAACAACGAACAACACAAATGTCTAAGACCGCAATGCTTTCTCTGCTGGCTCAAGGTAACAACGGCACTGAGATTCTTTCGATTCTGGATACACTCGTCACTGATGCGATTGCAGAGGAAGGTGATAATGAAGGGACACTGAATGTGATTGATTTCTGATACTAACTGGGTGCCCCTTGGTTGACACTGGGGGGCACTTATGTTAGACTTGGTGATATCAGTGAAACGGCAGTGATTGCCCGTGGTTTCTTATAGCGTAGCGGGGGCGTAGCGCGTTTAAGGCGCCCCCCGTTCCAAAAAAGGCAAACTACCCTAACCTACAGAGGTGACAATTCGACCTCTAAATATCAGACCCATAAAATTTTTCCGGAGTATTAAAAGATGGCAAAATGGATTCATAAGGGTGGATATTCCCGCCCAGACAAACGCACAGTAAAGAAAGGTGGTAAGAAGAAGTAGACCTTATTGGAACTTCTGGAAGGTTGTCTTTGCGGGGTGGTTGATACGATACCCACGGCAGTGTTTTACGATAATCGGAGTTCCCCTTGGATTTTTAATTGTTCTGATATATAATGCGGTAACAAAATAAGAGTTACTGAAAAAAATTCCGGAAAATTTTTTATGACTGAAAAGGTTTATCACATATACGCAAACGGCAAATGCATCTATCACAGTTTATCAGAGGAAAAATTCGCTGAAACCTGGGAGATGTTGCATCGTATGGTTGAGTTAATTGATGTAAAACTTTCAAAAGAAGATTTATCTTATGAGGAATTAGCAACAAACAAAGAGGTAGTTCTGAACTCATCTCATTGATATTGACAAGGCATATATAGACTGATAAAATTGATCTGAAGGTTATTTTCACTTATGGCAAAAGGATTTACAGTAAAAGCAGCATCCCCTAAGGCATCAGAAGCTGATTGGGATTATGATGCTATCAAAGAACGAATGAGAGGTAAGAGTATTGTCTTCTGTCTACCAGGACGTGGATGTTCTTTTATTTTTCTCAAAGCATTCGTACAACTTTGCTTTGATATGGTACAAAATGGAATGAGTATTCAGATTTCTCAGGATTACTCATCAATGGTAAACTTTGCACGTTGTAAAGTATTAGGTGCAAATGTTCTAAGGGGACCGAAGCAAATTCCCTGGGATGGTAAACTGCAATATGATTATCAACTTTGGATTGACTCGGATATTGTCTTCACCACAGAAAAGTTCTGGCAACTCTGTGATCTTGCTCTGAATGAAGAAGGAGAGGATAAAGAGGTTGTTGCTGGTTGGTATGCCACAGAAGATGGTCACACGACCTCAGTAGCACACTGGTTGGAAGAAGATGACTTCCGTAAGAATGGTGGAGTGATGAATCATGAAACCGTTGATTCTATTTCAAAGCGCAGAAAGCCTTTCACAGTTGACTACACTGGTTTTGGATGGGTACTGATTAAAAATGGTGTCTTCGAGAATCTTGAATACCCTTGGTTTGCTCCTAAGATGCAAGTCTTTGAATCTGGTGCAGTTCAGGATATGTGTGGTGAAGATGTTTCATTCTGTCTTGATGCAATTGAGAAAGGATTTAAGATCTGGTGCGACCCTCGTATTAGAGTTGGTCATGAAAAAACTCGTGTAATCTAATGAAATACTACGATATCTTATATAAAGGTCGTAGAATCTATCAGAACCTCACTCTAGACGCTTGTAGTGAGGTTCTACAAGGTCTCTCAGAACGTTATGTCTCGGGAGATGACATTGATCCTAATTTAATTGAACTGGAGGAAATTTCAAATGTCTAAAGGTGGAGGCAATAAGACTTTATTTGAAGCTGGAGCGCCAAAGAAAACTCGTCAAGGACGTTCTGCTCGTACTTTACTATCAGCAACGTCTCGCAATGGACGTAAAAAGAAGTATCGCGGTCAAGGAAAATAATATAGATAGGGCAGGAAGAAATTCCTGCTTTTTTAGTATTTTTTTATGGCATACTTAAATCATAATCTTCCGACAATTACTTGCTACATTCGTAATGAATTCCTTTTTAATCATAAAAAAGGTCATGGTGAGGTAACTTTATGTGACGTTCACTCTGTAGCATCCCTAGAGAAGCACGTACCGCTCTTTGAGGCGTTTCTTGAGAATGGGGTGAACTGGACTCGTAGACCAATTCATGCATTTTGTTGGAAACCTGATGCGCCAACACCTAGATTAGAAGAATGTATGTGGTGGGATTGCTTTTCTCCTTATGTTGATGTTCAAGTTCGTTCAAGACTTGCTAACTTACGCGCTGAATTGATCAATTATCGTGGAGAAAAGAATGAAGGAACTTACATGTTCACTCTTGACTGGTCATGGGAGTCAAAATCTACACTGAATACTAACTTTAGTGAGACTCCGGAGCATAAATGTGCTCATTTTTTCAAAATGGATAATGGAAATTTCTATGCATACCCTAATAATAAGATACTGTGGTATGACGATGCATGGACTAAGAATAGAATTACCAAAAATCCAGGTTATGAAATAGATTTAACCGAATATTCTGTCGAAAATCGTCGCAAAATAGAGACATCTGATGATTTTATGTACGAAATTACAAATATTCGGGATAGCAACCCCGTAAAAAGTTCTGATTTTAACGAATCAGGAGCAAACAATGACCAAGAAAGTAGACAAAGACCAAAATTTCATGAAAAATGAGTGGGGAACTGAGTATTTGTCAAGTGAATATGGATGGGAGACTCAAATTTACAAACAAAAAATGCTTCGTGAGATAGCAAATGATGAATTAACTCCAAAAAAACATGATTTTTATCACCAAAATGAAATTCATGAAAGAATTCGTAATGATCAAGATTATGATGACTGGGAATATGGAACTGAACCTCTTTATGAGTCAAAACCACTCTAAATAAGATATACTTGCATATGAAATATGCCTCTAGAGAGGATAAGTAAAGGGTTTAAAGATATTAGTATGACTTTCCAATCAAATCCTTTAAATCGGGATTTGATTGGAATTAAAAATGAGACTGCAATTGCAAGATCTGTGAAAAATCTTGTCCTTTCTTCTCAAGGAGAAAAGTTTTTTAATTCTAGTTTTGGTACGGGAGTATCAAAACTTCTTTTTGAAAATATTGATGAAATGACTGCATCAATCATAAAGGATGAAATCACATATGTTCTTAGTACATATGAACCTAGAATTCAAATTATGGAGGTGACAGTAAGCCCAAATTATGATGAGAATGAATTTGCAACTACAATACAGTATAAAATTGTTGGAATAGATGTACTTCCTCAGCAATTATCATTTGCATTACAACCAGCAAGATAAATGGCACTAGTAAACTTTACAAATTTAGATTTTGATCAGATAAAAGTATCTTTAAAGGAATACTTAAGATCAAATTCGAACTTTACGGATTATGATTTTGAAGGATCCAATCTTTCAACTATCATAGATCTTTTGGCGTATAATACATATATTTCCTCATATAATGCTAACATGGTTAGTAATGAGGTTTTTATTGATAGTGCAACACTAAGAGAAAATGTTGTTTCTCTCGCTCGTAATATTGGATATGTTCCTAGATCTAGAACTTCTGCTAGAGCTAATATTTCTTTCTTTGTAGATACTAGTACCTTTAGTACAAATCCAATTACTTTAACTTTAAAGAGAGGAGTTGTTTGTACGTCAAACTTTGCTTTTGGTGATGTAAATTATACGTTTTCGATACAGAATGATGTCACTGTTCCTGTAGTAAACAATATTGCACTTTTTGATAATGTGGAGATTTACGAAGGTTCTTTCGTTACTGCAAATTTCACTGTTGATTCTAATAATCCAAATCAAAAATATACTTTAGAAAATGCTAATATTGATACTTCTTCATTATCTGTAGCAGTAAGAAATACAGAATCAAGTTCTGTTATTAGAAATTTTGTTTTTTCTGATAGTATTCTAAATGTAACTTCTAATTCTAATGTATTCTTCATTCAAGAAGTTGAAGATCAGAGATATGAATTAATTTTTGGTGATGGGGTATTTGGTAAAAAATTAGATAATTTAAATTACATTGAAGCATCTTACATAATTACAAATGGAGAATCTGGAAATGGTGTAAGTGACTTTAGATTTGCTGGTAGATTAGTTGATAATAATGGCAGAGTTGTTACTGATGGAATATCTTTAGTTACAACAAACGTAATATCGAGAAGTGGTAAAGAAATTGAATCTGTAGAATCTATTAAAAAATATGCCCCTAGGATATATGCATCTCAAAATAGAGCAGTAACTGCAAATGATTATGAAAGTATAATTCCAAAAATATATCCAGAAACTGAATCAATATCGGTCTATGGTGGAGAAGATCTTAATCCACCGAGATATGGTAGAGTCTTTATTAGCATTAAACCTTTTAATGGTCCTTTTGTATCCAGTCAAGTAAAGGATAATATAGTAAAACTTTTAAGGAAGTATAGTGTTGCCGGGATTGTTCCGGAGATAGTAGATCTAAAATATCTTTATGTTGAATTTGACACTACAATTTACTATAACACTAATCTTGCTTCGTCTGCAGATAACGTAAGAAGCATTGTAAGTCAGAATATAACCAGGTATGCAGACTCCAGTGAACTTAATAGATATGGTGCTAGATTTAAATATAGTAAATTTTTGAAAGTAATTGATGAAAGTAATAATGCTATTACATCAAATATTACAAAAATTAAAATGAGAAGAGATTTGTTCCCTCTCATAAATCAATTTGCTGACTATGAGATATGTTTCGGGAATGAGTTTCATATAAAAGACCGTAATGGATTTAATATTAAATCATCTGGATTTAAGGTAAATGGTCTAGCAGATACTTTGTATATGACTGATATACCTGATTCTAATTTAAGAACTGGTAGAATTATTATTTTTAGACCCACATCACAAACTGAATTCGTGACTGTAGCATCAAATGCAGGAACAATAAATTATCAAAAAGGTGAAATTATTTTGTCTCCTATTGATTTCAGAGAAACTAGTAAAATTACTGGAGAAAATCCAGTTATAGAAATATCTGCAATTCCTAAGTCTAATGATATCATCGGATTACAGGATCTTTATTTGCAGATAGATATTAATAACAGTACTTTAAATACTGTCTCTGATGAAATTTCTTCGGGTGCCGATATATCAGGCACATCATATACAGTAACATCAAGCTACGAAAACGGAAATCTTGTAAGATCATAAAATGACCGAGAGCAGAATCAAAATTAGTTCCATTGTTGAAAATCAACTTCCTGATTATGTAAAGGAAGAATTTCCGCTAGTTTCGGAATTTCTTTCGCAGTACTATCAAGCAATAGAAAATCAAGGAAGCACACTTGATATTCTACAGAATATTGATCGTTATGTAAAAGTTGATAACTTAACTAATCTAACTGATTCTACTCAGACAACATCTGATGTTTCGTTGTTTGATACGACAATTAATGTTGAAAGCACCTATGGATTTCCTGATTCATATGGTTTAATTATGATTGACAATGAAATTATTACATATAAAGGTAAAACCGCTACATCGTTTACTGAATGTGTAAGAGGATTTGTTGGAATTGAAGAATATTATAATAATGATCAATTAAAGTTTTCTGATACAAACGTAGAGACGCATTCAAACGGATCTGTAGTTGAAAATTTAAGTATTCTTTTCCTAAAAGAGTTTTTTAATAAAGTTAAAACTCAGGTCACACCTGGATTTGAAGATCGATCTTTAAATTCCGAAATTAATCAAGGACTTTTTATTAAACAGTCTAACGATTTTTATTCGTCAAAAGGAACAGCACACTCCTTTGAAATTCTTTTTAGAGCTTTATATGGTAAGGATGTTGAAGTTATTCTTCCTAGGGATTTTCTCATCCAACCTTCGGATGCTCAATATAGAATTACAAAAGATCTTGTAGTTGAAGCGATTGAAGGCGATCCATCAGACCTAGTAAACCTGACATTATATCAAGATTCAATCTATAATATTCCCGAGTCTAGGGGTACAATATCAAATGTAGAGAAAATTATTCGTGGAGATAAGGAATATTACGTAATTAGTTTAGATTTTGGTTACGATAACTTAAATGAAACTGGTCTTACTCTTGGAGATTTTACTGTACATCCAAGAACCAGAAACATAGTAGATATTGCTTCTGGTTCTGATACTCTTACTGTAGATTCTACTTTAGGATTTCCATCTTCTGGTGTTTTAGTAGTAAATTTAGAAAATGGTACGCAGTTATCAGTTAACTATGAATCTAAATCATCGACACAGTTTCATGGTTGCATTGGAATAACACAAGATATTTCAAAAAATAGTGAATTAAACTTAGATATTTTTGCTTTTGGATATGCAGATATTGAACAAACACAAATTGTAAAAGTAAGAGTTACTGGTGTTCTTTCTAATGTATTGTTAGATTCTCCCACCAAATATTATGATAAAGGAGATCTAATCAAGATTAGAACACTTGGCAAAGAGACTGATGATTTTAGAGCAAATAAGTGGTTATTTAATATTTCATCTACCCATAATATAAAATCAGTTGTTGAATTAGACTCATTAAATTTTAAATATCGTATTGATCTTTTTGATCAACATCTTTTTTATATCGGCGATTCAGTCACGATTATACCTCCACAAGCACAACCAGTTTCTGAAGTTAAAGGTGTTATCAGTTCAATAAAAAATTCCACTTCCATTATTGTATCTACTGAACAAAGGTTAATTTCTTTTGTACCATTTCAAATAAGAAAAAATATAGTTAATGTATTATCATCAAATAATTTAAGTTTAAACAAATATACAGCAAATGTTCAGAATACTTATTTGGATGGTATAAATTCTGTATATGTAACATCTCCATCTTTACCATATTATTTAAACAATTCTCTCATTATTAGAGATAAAATAGTTACTTTCTCCGGAACATTCTTCGGGGATACTCTTTCTATCCCTAATCATAAGTTCTATACTGGTGACAGAATTGTCTATAATCCAGATGATGCTAACAATAAATTAGACTTATCTTCCGGGAAATATTTTGTTAGAAGAGTTGATTTGAACACAATAAAACTAAGTAGAAGTCTTAGTGATCTTTTTAATGATAGTTATGTAAGTGTATCAGGTACTGTTACCAATAATGTTTTTTATTATGAACCCTTTACTTTTGAAAATTTAAGCGCAAAGACAGTACAGACCCAAAAATTAATTCGCCAAATTGCAAATCCAGTAACTACAAATACTAGAACTATAACTCCAGCAGGATTTACTGGAATTTTTATTAATGGTGTTGAACTGTTAAACTATAAATCAAATGATTATATTTACTATGGACCAATAACATCTGTTGATGTATTATCTGGCGGATTCAATTATGATGCCATAAATCCTCCATTAATGCAAGTTAGTGATTCAGTGGGTTCTGGTGCTACTGCTTATTGTATTATTAATGGATCATTATCCAGAATTGATGTTATTGATGGTGGAATAAACTATTTGGAAACTCCTAGAGTCATCATAACTGGCGGAAATGGTTTTGGTGCTAGTGCTGTTGCAAATTTAGAGTCTTATGATTACTCAGTATCATTTAATTCTAATCAATCTGCTGGGTATGTAAATTTAGCAAATAATACAATCGGATTTTCATCTTTCCACAAACTTAACAGTGGAGATGAGTTAATATACCAAACAAATCAACAGCAAGGTATTGGTGGAATTACAACAAACTCATCTTATTTTGCATCAATAGTAGATGCGAGCACTATAAAATTACACACCAAATTAAGTGATGCTGTTACTGGAATCAATACGATAAACTTATCTTCCCCATACGGCGAAGGAGTTCATACTTTAAAATCAAAATTTAAAAAGAGAAAAATCAGATCTTTAACTGTAATTAATACAGGATCTAATTATAGAAACAGAAGATTGTCTGTTGATTCTGTGGGAATTAGCACTGCAAACAATTCTATCAATATTGCAAATCATAATTTTAATAATAAAGATGTAGTTGCATATCAAACTACAGGTTCGGCAATAAATGGATTGAATACCTCTAAGTATTATTATGTAAGAAAAATTGATAATGATAATTTTAGATTATTTGATCAGTATACCACTGATGATAAACAGTTAATAGATTTTTATTATGAAACGAATCAACCAGTAAATCTTACCAGTGTTGGTAGTGGACTTCATATTTTTAGAGATAAACCAATACAAGTTCAACTGATTGGATCTGTTGGAGTGACTACTTTCACAAACCAAACATTTGATGCTGAACTTCAACTCATTTTCCGTGGACCAGTTGAATCAGTATTTGTAGAAGATGGTGGATCTGGTTATGGATCTGAAGAGATATTGAATTATAATAGACAACCTGAATTTATTTTAAAATCCGGAACAGGGGCTGAAGTAAGACCAGTAATATTAAATGGTTCTATTGCTGAAGTTTTTGTCGTAAGTTCCGGAACTGGATATAATTCTCCTCCGGATTTGTTTGTCGAAAGTCCTGGTGGATATGGTGCTATTTTAACTCCAGTAGTTGATCAGGGACTTTTAATTGAAGTAAAAGTTATTTCTGGTGGAGTTGGATATGGGCAATCAACAACTACAATTGATGTTTTGTCTGCCGGCCAAGAGGCAAAATTCAATGCAAATATAAAATCCTGGAATGTCAATTTAGTAGAAAGAAATATCGATTCCGAAGAGATAAGAGATGATGATGGTATTATTGCCGAATCCCTGAAAGAAGATTTTGGTCTTGAATATTCTCATGCATATGCTCCAAGGAATCTAAGAAGATCCGCATTTAGTGAAAAATTTGTAAGTGGCGAAGCAATTTATGTTCCAGACCTGAATATTCAAAATGGAAGAGAAACATTATCAGATGCTCACTCTCCTATTATTGGATGGGCATATGATGGAAATCCAATTTATGGACCTTATGGATACTCAACTCCTTCTGGAGGTTCTCCAAAATTACTAAAATCTGGTTATTCAATTTCATTGCAAGACAATCGTCCAAGTTTGAATCTTTATCCGGAAGGATTTTTTGTCGAAGACTATGAATATATTGGCGATGGAGATTTAGATCAATCAAACGGAAGATTCTGCATAACACCAGAATATCCAAATGGTACTTATGCTTATTTTGCAACTGTATCTGATATAATCGAAACTGCGGGAATATTTGCAAATTATAGAAAACCAACATTCCCATATGCGATTGGAGATTACTATCATTCAACTGCCAATTCACTTAATTTTTCTCCTCTATCCAATCAAGATGATTTTGATCTTAATACAACTGGTTTGCTTAGAAATACAACTCCTTATTATTTGACTAGTGATAATAGTTCTTATGAATTTATAAAAAATCCAAATAAAATTAAAGAGCAAAATTCTAAAGTTACTAATGTAAGTTCAGGTGCAGTAACTTCAATTGATATTATTAACTCCGGAGATGATTATAATGTAGGAGACTCAATTTTATTTAATAGTAGTGGAACTGGAGGAAGAGGAGCCAAAGCATATGTTTCTAGTATTGAAGGTAAGGAAATTGTAGGTATTTCAATTACAACAACCGAAATAGATAATGTTGAATTAATTGGAAATATCGGCATCTCTTCTTCTCAGTTGGATTTAAAGAGTGGAGATTTTCTAACTATACAAGGAAAATTCCCGAATGATTTTAGTATATCTCAAAGAATTGATGTAATCGGTAATAAATTGATTCTTTCTTCTGGAATTGGATCTGCTTCTTATACCGGAATAGTCACTTACATGAGTGTCTATCCACCAATAAATGCCTCTGTAAATAATTTATTTTATCTTGGTAATGAAATAATTAAAATATTAGATACTGATTTCGCAAATTCAAGAGTTAGAATACTCAGAAATCAAAATGGAACAACAGGTGTATCTTCATATTCTCCTGGATATGCATTAACAGAGTCTTCTACTAAATTCATTTACAATTCTGCCGGTCTTGCAGTAACTTTCTTTGATAATAGAGAGTTATATTTTAATCCTGTAGAATCTGTTGGATTAGGAACTACGAGTGGTGTTGGAATTGGATTAACACTTTATTTCACAAATCCTGGCTCTGGTGGAACATCTATATTTGTTCCAACGAGAACCATTTATATTCCCGGACACGAAATTCCAACTGGTACTATATTACTTTATCGTTCAAATAACGGTAGTCCATTATCAATTTCGACAGATGGTATTAGTTCATTCAATTTAACTAATAATTCAATAGTATACTCTGCAAGAATATCTGAAGATTTAATCGGAATTTCTACAGTTCTCGTTGGACTAGGGACTACTGGAACTTTTGTTGGAGTTGGATCCACTAATGTGGGAACTTTATTATACTTCACAGGAATTGGAACAGGTGTTTATCATAGTTTGAAATTAAATCCAACAAAAACAGTTAAGGCAGATCTATCAAAAAATACAGTAAATGTCTCAACTGCAGAAACTCATGGAATGCTCATTGGAGAAAGTATTTCAATAACAGCATCTCCTCAATTATCCACAAGCGTATCTGTTTATTATAATGATTATAATAGAAGACTTTACATCAATCCACTTTCATTTGGTGCCGCAGATGTTGATATCGTAAGCAAAACCATTACTTTAGAAAATCATAAGTTGGCAACTGGACAAAGTGTTATATTCAGACAAACTACTCCAGTTGGTGGATTAGTTGATAATAAAATTTATTATGTAATATATTACGGCAAAAATTCCATTAAACTTGCAGAATCAATTTATGATGCATCAATTGATAAAGTTTTAAACATAACTTCTACCGGATCAGGCACAATTTCTCCAATAAATCCGCAGATTTTTGTAACTAGAAATAATACTATTAATTTTGATTTATCAGATTCTTCTTTATCATTTACAAATAATACTGTAGATTATTCTGCTTTTGATTTCAAGATTTATAAGAATCCTAATTTTACTGAAGAATTTAATAAAACATTAAATTCTTCTACATTCAATGTAATTAAAACAGGAATAATTGGTATTGATACTAATGCATCAATATCTTTAACTCTCAATGACGAGTTTCCTGATAGACTTTATTATAGACTAGAACCAAAAAATGATGATCTTTTACCACAGTCAAAACAAGAAATTATATTTGATAACCAATTAGTTGGTGCAGGAGAAATTGTTTTTGTTAATAGTGAATTATCGGGTTCTATTGTAGTTTCTGGTGTAGGAAGTACAACGTTTGTCTATACAATTCCTTTTGCTCCAGATGAAAGTTCATATAACACATCTAATGGACTTTTTGAATATGAAAGGTTTACTGGTAAAGGAAAAATAAAAACAACCACTATAGAATCTGGCGGATCTAAGTATAAATCATTGCCTTCAATATCTGAAGTATTATCAACTCAGGGTGAAGATGGTTTATTATACTCTAATGGTGATAGTATTGGTTCTGTGAGTAATGTTGAAATTCAAGATATTGGATTCTCATATCCTTCAGATTTCACTCTTCGCCCATCAGCAAAACTTCCTGATATTCTAAAACTTTATACTCTTTCAATATTTGATAGAATTGGTATTTCTTCTCGCGGAGTTAATTATGTAATACCACCAGATTTGGTAGTTATTGATGGAAAAACAAATCAACAATTAACAGATATAGATTTATCTTATGAACTCGGAGATAGTGAAGTTAAAATTAATAAAAATGTATCCGGAATTTATGATATAAATCCAATTGTTCTACCAGTAAATAATTCAAATGGTATTGGAATTAATTCGATTACTTATAATTCAACCACCAAAAATGTTACTGTATACTTAAAACCAAGTTTCAGTGATGTAGAATCTTTCCCATTTGCCGTTGGTGAAAGAATTCTTATTGAAGGTGTTGGCGTAGCATCATCCATTTCCACAATTAAAGGATATAATTCAGAAAATTATAATTATTCTCTATTCACTATAACATCCACTGATCCTAATATTGGAGGATCTAATGGTTCCATCACTTATAATTTATCAGAGTACCTTTCAACCGGAGAGTCTCCTGGTATTGTTAGTATCAATGGATTTGTAGTACCAGAGAGATACTTCCCTATTTTTAATATCTCTCTGAAAAAATTATCATTTAGAACTAGTGAGATTATTTCTTCAAATTCTGCAAGTGGTATAGTACAACTGTGGGATTTTAGAAATAACAATCTAAAGGTTGCAACAAATAATGACTTCGTAGTTGGAGAAGTTATTATTGGCGAGTCTTCTGGGGCAAGTGCAGTAATTGATGCAGTTTATAGTTCTGATGCATCTTATAATGTTGGATCTTCTTCCATTGTAAGAAATGGTTGGTTTAAGGAGACTGGTTTCTTAAACACAGATACTCAAAGAATTCAAGATAGCGATTATTATCAGTATTTCTCATACTCACTAAAATCTGAAATTTCCTTTGATCAGTGGGAAGATGGTGTTAGCACTTTGAATCACACTGCGGGATTTAAAAAGTTTAGTGATCTTGTAATTAATTCATCTTCAGGATTTATTGGATTATCAACGACTCAGGATAAATCAGAATTTACTGGAATTGCTGATCTGTATAATGTTAAGAGCCTTCATTGCTTTGATGATTATGATTTGGTATCTGAAAATAATATTACGATAAGCAATAAGCAGTATTCAGATAGAATAAAATTTAATTCCAAAATTATCCAAGACTATATTGAATCTATCGGCAATAGAGTTTTAAAAATTGATGATATAAGTTCCCAGTTTAATAGTAATCCAAGATCAACTAGATTTAGTGAAGTTGATTCATTTGACATTGATGAATATAGATCTAAAAAATATGTTATTTACATATCAGATAGAAGATTCCCGACTGAAAAAGAAACCCTTTTAGTCACTCTTCTTCATGATAATAATATTGGTTATTTAAATCAATATGCTAGAGTTGAAACTGGAGAAGATCTAGGATATTTTGATTTCAGTGTTAGTGGAACTGAAGGAAGTCTATTATTCTATCCAAATAAATTTAGTGTTAATAATTACAGTTTAGAATATACTTCTTTCGGAATTAAAGATTCCATAGCAGGAATAGGAACTCAAAACTTAGGCAATGTAGTAAAAATTCATTCACACACTTCCAATATTTCTGTTGGAAATACTACTACAACTGTTGTAGGAATTGCATCAACTTATAGATCTTCTAAAGTTTTAGTTCAAATTGGTGCAACAGACAAGTCTTACTTTGAATTTAATGAAATTACTTTATTGCATAATAATCAAGATGTTTTCTTTATTGATTATGGGCAATTGACGACTGGAAACTTTAGTCCTTATTCTTCATCTGGAATAGGAACATATCACGCTTATTTAAGTGGGTCTAACTTAAATCTAGATTTTATATTGAACAGTGCTTCATCAGTAGAATATAACATCAATTCAATTGTTGTATCTATAGCAAATACTTCCTCTACGGGAATCGGATCTACTGCAGTTGGCGGAAGTCTTCTAGATTCTAATTATGTTTCTATTGCTTCTTCAACATCACCAGTATCAACTAACATTGCTCAGCATAGTACAACTTATAATTCATCTTATTATGTTGTATGTGTAGAAGATACTACAAATAGTAATTACCAAATATCCGAAATTGTAGTTACTAATCATAATACAGATTCTACAATTACAGAATATGGAATTGTAGAATCTAATGGAATTCTAGGCGATTTTGATTCTAGTATTTCTGGAACAAATGTTTATTTGAACTTTACTCCAATCCCAAATATTCAATGTCAGATTAGAGTATTCAAGGTTCACTCTGGACTAGATGAGACTGAGGGTGTAATTAACTTCATTAATTCTGATATTGATTCTTCATATGGATTATATCAAGGAACTGATATTGATATTAAGAGGGAATTTGATCTTACGCACAATCTTCTTCCTATCTTCCAGAAAGAATTCAATGCCTCTCAGACAAATATTGTTGATGTTACTAATGATTTAATTTACGTTCCTGGACATTATTTTGTAACTGGAGAAGAGGTTGAATATTCTTATCAAGGTGGTCCAATTGGAATTGCTACAACAACAATCACTGGAATTGGAACAACAGATAAACTACCAAGTTCTGTTTATATTGTAAAAGTTGATGATCTGAATGTAAAGGTAAGTGCTTCTGCATCTGAAGCTTTACGTGCTGTTCCAAATGTTTTGAATATTACAAGTGTTGGCATCGGCAGTACTCACTTATTTACTAGTAAAAATCAAAACGCAAAAGCATTAATTTTAATTGATAACGTAATTCAGTCACCAATTGTCGCTACTGCAATTACAACAACTCTTGCATCTAACGTTCAAGTGTTTGATGACTCAATATCATTCTCCGGAATTACTTCATTCTTCGGTGGAGATATGATTAAAATTGGTGACGAAATTATGAAAGTGACAGGTGTAGGCATTGGAAGTACCAATGTAGTATCTGTTGTCCGCCCTTGGATGGGAACTGGTATTGCAACTCATGCCATTGGAGCATTAATAACTAAAATTCAAGGCAATTATAATATTATTGATAATAGTATTAGTTTTTCGGCACCTCCATACGGCAATGTTCCTATTGAAAATCCAGACAAATTTGACGAAACTGACTATACCGGAATTTCCACAAGTTCTACATTTGGTGGTAGAGTATTCTTAAGATCTGGAGTTGAAAATTCTATCAATGAAACCTACAGTAAAAATTATATTTTTGATGATATATCAGATAGATTTGATGGATTCACTTCTGAGTTTAGATTGACTTCGCAGAAGAATAATATTGCTGGGTTCTCTACAAGCAATTCGGTTCTGCTAATTAATAGTATCTTCCAACTACCTTCACGTCCAGGGGCTATTAGTGTAATTGGTGGATACGATCTTTCTGAAACCAGTGGTATCAGTAGTGTTACTTTTGTAGGAACCGCAACTTCAAATACATCAGATATTAATGCATCCAATCTTCCTAGAGGAGGAATTATAGTTTCTGTTGGATCTACTAAGGGATTTGGATATCAACCATTAGTTTCTGCTGGTGGAACCGCAGTAGTTTCTATTGCAGGTACAATTCAATCCATTAGTATTGGAAACAGTGGTTCTGGATATAGAAGTGGTTATCAAGTTGTAAATGTTGGTGTCGGCACTTCAAGTCTATATGATCCAAATATCCAATTTATTGGTACTGCAGCAGTAAGTGGTGGCCGCATTGTAAGTGTTGCTGTTACAAATCCAGGAACTGGATATACATCCACTAACCCACCATATGTATTCTTCGATGCTCCACTTTCTTATAGTAATATTCCATTGATTTACAGTTCAGAGTCAAAATCTGGAGTGGGAACCGAAGCAGTTGTTGATATTGTCGTGGGACAAGGATCAAGTGTAATTAGTTTTGAAATTAAGAATTACGGTTATGCATATCAACCAGGAGAAATTCTTACTGTACCAATTACTGGTGTTGTAGGAATTCCTACTAATTCAACATTAACTTTTGATGAATTCCAGATCAGTATTGAAAGAACTTATAATGATGAGTTTTCTGGATGGACTATTGGAGATCTTCAGGTATTAGATCCTATTGACTCTTTATTTGATGGTGAAAGAATAGAGTTTCCTATCAAGATCAATGGAAATCAAACTACTATTAGATCAAAAATTGGATCAAATATTGATGTGGAATCAACATTATTGATCTTTATCAATGATGTTCTGCAAGTTCCAGGAGAAAGTTATATTTTCAAAGGAGGAAGTATAATTACATTCACAGAACCACCTAAGGAAACTGATACATCAAAACTATTATTTTATAGGGGAACTGGTGATGTTGATACTAGTTTTACTGATATTCTAGAAACAGTTAAACCAGGAGATACTCTTCAGATTAATTCTGACGATTCATTATACAAACAAACAAAGAGATCTGTAAATGAAATTGTATCTTCAGACATCGTAAGAACAAATGTATATTCTGGAACTGGTATTTCTAATGATGTTAATTTACTGAGACCGGTGACTTGGTGTAAGCAAATGACTGATCTTGTAATTGATGAGGTCAGTGTGACTAAAGATAGAGTTCAATATGAACCTTATATTTACCCAGTAACCAATATCATACAAAATGTCACATCATCTTCAACTGAAATATTTGTAGAAAGCGTCAAAACTTTCTTTGATAGTGCTGATGAATATATTCAAAATGGAACTGCAGAAAAACCTCAGAAAAAGGTCTTAATTGTATCTCAGGATGAACTTGTTGGTGCAGCTGCATCTGCCGTTGTTTCGGTTGGTGGATCAATAACATCAATTAGCATCATTGGTGGTGGTGTTGGATATACTACTGCACCATCAGTTTCTATCTCATCTCCTGTTGGAATCGGGACAACTTTTGCAACTGCTACTGCATCAATTACTGCAGGTGTAGTTACTAGCATTACCGTATCTTATTCTGGTTATGGATATACTTCAACTAATCCACCTCAAGTTCTAATTGAATCACCAATACCAAAATATGAAGAGATAAGAGATGTAAGTTATAGTGGAGATTTTGGAATTATAACAGGTATTTCTACAGTTACAACAGGAATTGCTTCAACGGGCATTACATTTGACTTGTTTGTTCCTCGGAATTCTTATCTAAGAGATCTTTCTATTAACCAAGTTGGTGTTGCAACTACTGGTATTAGTGGAATTCAAACTGGTTATTATTTTATTATTGATAATTCCAATGTCGGAAACGGAGTAACTTCACTTAACAGTGGTGGATCTGTAGTTGGTCTTGGATCAACATACCTAGATAACATTTACCAAGCAGTTGCAGTTTCAATTGCCCAGACTAGTGTTCCTGGCGTAGGAGTTACTTATGTGACTCGAGTCACTGTAAGTGTTAGAAATTACAATGGATTAACTGGAATTGGACGTAGTTCTTATTTTGGAAATTATTCCTGGGGTAGATTATCAAATCTCACTAGAACTGAACCAAACTCCTTTGGAATTTATAACAATGGTATTGCTGGTATTTCAACATCACCTACTGTAAGAAGATTCAATAAACTAAAGTATTCAAATTACACCTCATAAATAGATAAAAAACTCTGTAAAATGTCTGCAATTATAACTGACCAATTAAGAATACTGAATGCGAAGAGTTTTGTTTCGGGAATAACAACCACCGATAATGCTTATTACTCTTTTATAGGATTACCTAACGCAACTGATTATTCTTCAACCTGGGATGTTACTCCTCCTGCACCTATTGATAATTTTGATCAGGAGAATGACTATTACGATACTATGATTGCTTTGAAGAGAATTAGATCTGATGACGTAAGACAGATGATTAGGAAGGTTACCTGGTCATCTGGAACAACTTATGATATGTATCGCCACGATATTAGTCGCAATAATACTTCAAAACCATCTGGAGCTACAAGTCTTTATTACGCAAATTATTACGTATTGAATAGTGATTATCGAGTTTATATTTGCCTAGATAATGGAATAAGTCCAGAAACTCCAAGTGGAAGACCTTCACTGGATGAACCAACTTTCACTGATCTAGAACCAAGATCGGCAGGAAATAGTGGCGATGGATATATTTGGAAATATCTTTATACAATTAGACCTAGTGAAATTGTAAAATTTGATTCTACTGATTACATACCCGTTCCTATTGACTGGGAAACGAGTGATAGGGACTCCGCAGTTAGAAATAATGCAACAACAAGCGGACAGTTGAAGGTTATAACAATCACTAATCGTGGTGTTGGTGTTGGAACTGCAAACAGAGTTTATAGTAGAGTGCCAATTAGAGGTGATGGAACTGGAGCAGAAGCAACTATTCTAGTCAACAGTGAGTCAAAAGTAGAATCTATTACTATTTCAAATGGGGGATCTGGATATACTTATGGTTCAGTTGATTTAGAAACTGGTGGTGTACCCACCGGAACAACAAGACCTACTTTTGATGTAATCATTCCACCAAAAGGAGGTCACGGAGCAGATATTTACAGAGAACTTGGTGCTTTTAATGTTTTAGTTTATTCTAGAATTGAAAATGATGACCAAAATCCAGATTTTATAACTGGAAACCAAATCGCGAGAATTGGTTTAGTTGAAAACCCAGAAGCGTTCAATTCAACTAATATACTTGATGTAAATAGGGCAAGTGCAGTATATGCTATTAAATTATCTGGTATAGCATATAGTACAACCACATTTGATGCAGATTCAAGAATTTTCCAAACAGTTGGAACAGGAATAACTGCAGTAGGAAGAGTTATCTCTTACAATCAAAATACTGGAGTTCTTAAATATTGGCAAGACAGAACCTTCGTTGGATTCAATACTAATGGAACTCAAAATAATTCTCCACAATATGGATTTAACTTGACTAGATTTACTGCTTCTCCATCTACTGGAGGAAGTGTTACGATTACTGGAGGTTCTTCGAATCTGGGAATTGATACTACGTTTACTGGCGTCACCACCACTATAAATAATAGAAATTATTATCTGGGACAGTCCTTCGCAAATGGAGTGTCCAATCCAGAAGTTAAAAAATACTCTGGAAACATTATTTACGTGGACAATAGACCATCAATAACCAGGTCTCAAAACCAAAAAGAAGATATAAAAGTTATTTTGCAATTCTAAAAAATTATGCCTCAAGAAACTAATCTCAATGTATCTCCATATTTTGATGATTTTGATGCGAATAAGAACTTTTATAAGGTTCTTTTTAAACCTGGACAACCAGTACAAGCAAGAGAACTAACCACTCTACAATCAATACTCCAAAATCAAATTGAAACCTTCGGAAATCATATTTTCAAAGAGGGTTCATTGGTAATTCCCGGTGGATTGAATTATATTCCTAACCTCATAGGAGTGCAAATTCAACCTACTTTTAATGGAGTATCTGTAGATAGTTACATTGATAATTTATTAAATCGGGACATTATAGGAGAAGATTCTGGTGCTAGAGCTAGGGTTGTAAGAATACTCAAAGCAGGAGAAGAGGGTAATCCATTTACCCTTTTGTATTGTACATTTAAATCTGATGCAAATTCTTTCTTAAGTCAGGAAAATTTACTAACCGAGTCTGTAGTATCTCCAGGATTCTCTACATTAACTCAGATAAATTCAGGACAATCTTTCTGTACGACAATTGTAGAAAATCCAAATGTACTTGGTTCTGCTCTTATTGTAAATGAGGGAGTATATTTTATCCGTGGATATTTCATAAATGTACCAACTCAAAATATTATTTTAGATTGGAACAATAATTTTCCGTCTTATAGTGTTGGATTTGAAATATTTGAGGAAATTATTACCGCAGATGATGATTCCTCTTTATATGATAATGCAAGAGGATTTTCTAACTTTGCAGCTCCTGGTTCAGATAGATTCAAGATTACTGCAGTATTAGATAAAAGACAGATTACTGTTAATGAAACCAATTCAGTAACCGATAAAAATTATGTTGAAATTTTTAGAGTTCTTGAAGGAGATCTTAAAAAATTAAATCGCAATGCTCAATATGATGAAATTGCAAAGGAATTTGCCAGAAGAACTTATGATGAATCTGGAGATTATTATGTAAGACCATTTACAATAGAAGTAAAAGAATCTTTAAATGATTTCCTAGGAAACGATGGTGCTTATTTTCCCGAGGAAATTACTTCTCAGGGACTAACACCAAGTGAAGACTTAGGTGTTTATAAAATATCTGCAGGTAAGGCATATATTCAAGGATATGAAGTAGAAAATTTAGGAACTCAACTTTTAGATTTTGTAAAACCAAGAACTACAAAAGAACTTAGAAATCAATATATCAATTTTGCCAATGGTTCATCATTTACTTTAAATCGTGTTTATGGAGCTCCTTCTTTAGAAATAGATGGTTCTTATATCGTAAGCCTCAGAGATTCTAGAGTTGGCGTATCTCAGACTACTGCTCCGGGGAAAGAAATTGGATTGGCAAGAGTTTATGATTTTGCTTTAGAATCTGGTCTTTATAATGAAAGTGTGGAGAATCTCAATGAATGGGATATTTCATTGTATGATATTCAAATGTATAATGAATTTACATTGAATGAACCAACTACACTAACGATTCCAACTCATATTAAAGGAAAAGCAAGTGGAGCAACTGCGTTTTTACGATATGCAACATCTAACTCTGGAATTATCACTGCATACAATATTGAAGGAAACTTCCAAGTTGGAGAAAAGTTAATATTTGATGATAAAGAAACTAATGCAAGAGTTTCAATAGCAGTAACTGAGTATGGGGTATCTGATGTAAGTTCTTTATATGGAATTGTTGGTACAGCATATACTTTTACTGGAGATGTTAAACCCATTGTTGTTGCAGATTTTGGTCCAGTTTCAATTAGTACCGCTTCTGTTGGAATTAGCACTGTACGCACAAGTAATCCAGATTTATTCTTTAATGTAGCACTAAAGAAAAACGATATAGTAACATATAATGTTCCTGGAATTTCTACTTTTACATACTCACGGGTAGTATCAGTATCAGAAAAATCATTTACTATTGCAGGAATTACCACCGTTGCCGGAATATGTGAAGGTGCGTTACCTTCATCTGCGGTTAATTTAAATAATATCTTCTTACTAAAGTCTCCGCTTAAAGAATCATCAAATAACACTTTATTTACACCTCTACCCAAAGAAAATGTATCAACGGTAGATTTAACAGATTCATATCTGTTTATTAGAAGAGAGTTTGACGTACAAATTTCGGCAAATGCAGTTACAATTTCTCCGACGGCATTAGAATCAACCGAGTTTTTCGTTCCATTTGATGAGGAAGACTATGTGTTAGTTAGGAAAGATGGAGAATTAGAACCACTTTCTTCAGATAAGTTCTCATTTACTGATAATAATAGAGGGCTTTCAATATTTGGTCTTGGAACTAATAGTGATGCAAGACTCATAGCAACTATTCAAAGAGTTAAAATTAAGGCAAAACAAAAGAATAAGATTAAAATTTCAACTCTTACTCTAGATAAATCTTCAAATCCAGGTTCTGGAATTGGCGCTACTACATTAAATGATGGATTAGTTTATGGAAATTATCCTTATGGAACAAGAGTTCAAGACTCTGAAATTTGTTTAAATTATCCGGATGTAAGTAAGATTTATGGGGTTTTTGAATCAAGTAATACTTCTGATCCTATTTTACCATCACTTTCATTAATTGATATTAATGGTGCAAATGGAACAGTTGATGATTTAATTATTGGTGAGGAAATTTATGGATCTAATAGTCTTGCTGTGGGAAGATATGTAGGTAAAGTGAATTCAACCACAATAAATTATGTTTTGATTTCTGATAATACATTTTTGGAGGATGAAATAATTACCTTCAGAGAATCTGGAACAAGTGGAACTATTAATACTATAGAGATAAGTTCTAATGATATTTCGGACAACTATACTTTTTCTCAAGGAACAAAAAATTACATTTATGATTATTCATCCTTACTATTAAATAAAGATAAACTTCCACCATCCAAAAAAATAACACTTGTTTTTGAAAGAGGAGAATATTCAGACTCTGATACCGGAGATCTGACTACTATAGATTCTTATGCTCAGTATGATTGGTGCGAAGTTCCATTTACAGATGGAATCAATAATGGCGACACAATTGATTTACGTCCTAGAGTCGCTAATTACATAGTTTTAGAGAATTCTAGGTCACCATTAGAATTCTTAGGTAGATCTTTTGGTGTTACTGGAAATTCTGCACGAAATATTATCGCATCAGATACTTCCATAGTATCTAATTATTCTTATTACGTAGGAAGAATTGATAAAATTTATCTATCCAGAGATAATACCCTTCAAGTGAGACAGGGAGAACCATCAGATAATCCACTACCACCAGAACCAATTGAAAATGCTCTGGAAATTGCTACTGTGATTATTCCACCTTATCAGTGTAACGCAGAAAGTGCTTTAGTAATTCTTACTGAGCATAAAAGATATCAGATGAAAGATATTGCAAGACTCGAAAATAGAATTAAGAATCTAGAGTATTACACTACATTATCATTACTGGAAAAAGATACTTCAACTCTAACTATTAAAGATGTGAATGGTATTGATAGATTTAAGAGTGGTTTATTTGTAGATAACTTTAAGACTACGACATTCCAAATTAAAGAAACGGAAGTTAAGAATAGTATTGACATGAAGAGAGGTGAGTTAAGACCAACACCATATACGACTGAAATTGATCTTTTATTAGGTGATAATACTCTTCTAAATAATGAAGATACATTTTTTACATCTTATGACGCCAAGTACGCTACTGATTTAATTGGTATCGGAGTGACTCGTAGTGGTATTAATCCCACTAGCGCCGGCAAAGGTGTGATTACGCTAAATTATAGAGAAGTAGTTGAAATATCACAACCATTTGCAACAAGAATTGAAAATGTGACCCCTTACTTCGTAACAGTTTATGATGGAATTATGGATTTAAATCCATCATCAGACATCTGGGTTGATAGAACTCAACTAAGTCCATTAACAGTAGAAGGATTTACTGCACAAATGACTACAACTACATTACAACTTACAAAAGAACAAATAGACACTCAAGGCGGATGGAGTCCAATCGTATGGGATTCTTGGTCTGACCAGTGGGCTGGTAGTTTCTAATAAGGAGGAATAAAAAATGGCATCACGTTCAAGCGGAAGTGGAAGAGGCGGTAGCGGCGGCGGCGGCGGTAGCGGCAGCGGAGGAGGCGGCGGCGGCGGCGGAGGCGGCGGCGGTGGTGGAGGAGGTGGAGGCGGCGGCGGCGGAGGCGGCGGCGGCGGCGGAGGAGGAGGCGGCGGCGGTGGAGGCGGCGGCCGCGGCGGAAGCAGTGGTGGATCCAGCAGTAGCAGCAGTGGCGGTGCCAGCAGAACATCCTCACCAAGTAGATCGGCTGGCGGTGGAGCATCATCTTCACCTTCATCTTCACCTTCATCCTCAACTTCAGCTTCAAGATCAGCACCATCCTCACCTAGAGGAGTTGCCACTTCTGCACCCGCAAGAACATCTTCTATAGGTCCTGGAGGCGTTGTAGCAGGCGTTGGATTCAATAATAGTTTAACAACGAACGCTACCAGAGTTAGCACTCTTACGCAAGCAGTTAATTCAATTGCCGCAGGAGCGCAGTCTTCATTTATTTCACGACCAACGCTAACCTCTTTTTTTGGTCGTCCAATTGCAGGATTTACTGTTGTCAATAATGAGAGTGGTGCCGATAGAGTCAAAGCCGTTCGGGCGCCGATTCAGCGACCGGGGGAACCGACAAAAACACCAACAGGTGATCCGGAGAGAGGAGATCCGCCCAAACCTTGCCCAGATCCAAATACACTAATTTTATTATCTGATGGATCACAAAAAAGA